ACATTGATTGGGTATTTGCCATGATTTATCCTTTAGCCAATTGATTCTGTTTCGCCGCCAACGAATGCCGGTGGTTTCTTTAAGGTCACATGGGCAGAACGGTGAACAAGCTCACCTTCCAGCCAATACTCTATCCATGTGGTCAATTCATTATCGTTGTCCACAGTACCCTCACGCTTCTCCAGCAATGAGTCATCCATCTCGCCCTTTGTTGTTGTTACCAGCATCTTTTTCTCCTTAAATGATCCGAATTACAGCAGTTTCAGGATTATCCGCTGGCAACTGAATGGTGAAGCCTTGGTTGGCCATTGTCTGGTCAGTGCCAAAGTTAAACACACCAATTGACTTGTTGCTCTTGGTGTAGTTGTAAATCAAAGCACCACGGGTTGTAAAGTTTGCGCCCGGCCAAGACGGGTCGTCAAAGGTGGCGTATCCCGTGCCGTTGCCCTGCTGAACAACAACGTTCAATATCACTTCGCCCCCTGCCGTATAGCCCGTGCCAGATACTTCATCGGTTGTTGAATACACCGTCGTATCGGGGCCAAGGTCCGCACTGGAAGTGTACAAAGCAATCTTAAGCACGTCCGTATCTAGGTCATGTATGCCCAAAAGGACTTCCCTTTTAAAACTGGTGGTGAGGCCCGCTGTGATCATTACTGCACCCTGATCTTGACTTGACCATCACGATAAGTGTCGGCCCGTTGTTTGCCATCGCCCAAGTTCTTCAGAAGCGCCATCGCCTCTTTGTACTTAGTATCGTAAAGCGCCATCATGTCCTGCTCACCCTTCATAAAGGTATATGCCTCAACCAGCGAGCCATAAAGCAAGGCAGAATCAAAGTTTTCCCCCAGCCATGAAGTTCCCGCAGTCACAATGGATTCGGGGTAATAGTAATAGTGCAGCTCTGCCTTGTATGTCTGATCCGGAGTTGGTCCCAAAATAAACGATAACTCGTTTACGTCATTTGATTGAGGGCCAAAGATGGCGTAATACTTGGGCTCCGCAGTGCTGGCAGGGTTTGGGTACACCTCGCGGATGAAGTTGACATCCTTGTTCAACAAATACAAATAGTCACCTTGGAACACCATCGCTCCCGATACAGTGCTGCTATTGGCTACAGACAAGGTGATTGTTGTGCCGTTGATAACCGTTACCTGCGCACCCGCGCCGATACCCGAACCAGTTACCACTTGGCCAACAGCTATGTCCGTTGCACTGCTGACAATAATCGTAAATGCCGCAGAGATGCCCGTGGCCGTGGGTGTAGCGTAGGTGTATACCGCCAAAGAATAAGTGGACAAATAATCATCGGGTGCCGACAAATACTTGTTGCCTGAAGTGATCGTACCGGTTTGATTTTTACGCAAATTGGCCAACTGCACCGTGTTGTAGATGCGTTGCTCGGCTTGCTCGACAAAAACGGAAAGCTCCGTCGCCGTGAACGTGTTCTCGGTGTAGTCTTCAATCGCAGCAGTAAGTTCAGCGTAGTTCATGTGATTGACGTGGTTACAGGGGACAACACACCGGCTGCCACCAATTGTTTGGAATACGGCATTGGCTGCATGCCAATGCTCGCAAACGAAGAGTCCGAAGTCAAGCCTACATAGACTGTAACGTACAACCGAGATTCTGGGCGAGGCTGATATAAGGCCTGTGGTTCCGTGATGTTTCGTTTAGGTTCCAGTTGCGGATGCTTTGGCTCATAACATTCCGTGCAAACCTTAAACCCCTTCCAATCCTTGATCAGCGCAAGCAGCTTGTACCGCTGACCGCATTGGTCACACAGAGCAATTGCAAACTTGCCTGAAGCGTAGCCCATGATTACCTATCCGAATAGGTTGGTGTCAGGAACACGCTGGCTGTGTCTCGATCTTCCGCCGCTGCCCGGGCAAATTCTTCTTCGTACAACTGTTTCAAAATGACCATGCGGTCCGGAGCTTTCTTAACCGACAAGTGAAAGGCCAAAGCGGCAACCAAACAAGGTAAAAACCGGAAAACAATGTCGGCAGTGTTGGTGTATGTGCCTGCATTTTCAATTCGCCTGATGGCGTAATACACAAACGTCCACGTCTGTGTATCGTCAGGGGCAGGATAGAAGTACACCGTGGTTGGAACAGAGCGCTGTACGTAGTATTGAGCGGGTCTGGACTGGGTATTCTTGTTGGGGACGTGCAGCCATTCTGCGCGGCTAATACGGTCAATGGTGATGTCTTGCTGGGTAGACTGCCCCGCATTGGTCCGAATTACAGCGGACAGGGCATTAATTGTGTCGTCTGGCAGGTTGTATTCATACACCCCGGGTGTCAGTACCTGCTGGCGCTGCTCAATCGTCCAAAGGTTCAATCCGCGATTGGCCCACTCAGCAAAAATAATGTTGAGCGACCGCAACGCCGTTTTCATGTCGTAGCCAGCCCTGACCTCTATGCCACAGCGTTCATACGCCTCAGCAATCAAGTCATCAAACTGAAGATCAAAGTTGGCTACGCCTGAAGTGGTCATGGATTAGCAAATTTTGGCTGTACGGGCACGCGCAGCACCAACGCCACGCACTTGAACTTCCTGAGAGCCGCCCCCACCAACTTTGCCGCCTTCGGCAAAGCCCCGCTTGGCAACACCTTGGCCCCGCATTGCTGCACCGCCGTGAGCGTATTTCTTGGCAGGTTTTTTCCCAGCCTTTTTCTCGGCCTTCTCTTCCATCATGGTTTCCATGCCCTTGAAAGGCATTGCTTTTGCTGATTTTTTCATAGTTTCACCACCTTTTTGAAATTTTTTGCCCTTACTGGCCTTACTAAAATCCATCGCCACAGACTGTGGGATGCCTACTTTTTTTGCAAACGCTGGATTGTGCGCTGCCGCATCCATCAATTGTTTTTGTTTTGCGGACTTTGCTGGCATTATGTGCCTTTTGTCTGAAGAAGTCGATCAAGCTTTTCTTCCAACTTGTTGAATCTCTGATCAATGTGGTCAGTGATGCGCTGCACCTCAGACTTGGTGACAAAATCCCGATGATTCTCTTCACGGGTTTTGTTGAGCAAAATATCTAACCGCTTCAATTCGTCAAATTTTTCACGAATGAAGAACCACAACCCGCCCAACAGGACGGATAGCGCGGCTGACCAAATTGAGTTCATGTCCATTTAGCATTTCCATTTCTTAAGACTCTTGTTGATCCGGCTGTCCGGGTCTTTTGCAGTCTTCTCGCTTGTCAGCTTGTTTTTCATGCCCGTCATTCGGGCACAAAAGGAATCTTTTCTTGCCCCGCCTTTTGGCTGAGGAGGTTTCAGGTCCATGCCCTGCTTCTTGGCAGAAGCCCGACCTTTGGCATTTAAACCACCGGTCGGGCTCTTGCCCTCTTTCCTCTGCCAAGCTGGCGTTTTGGCCATGTCAGTACATCTTGCAAGGCTTGTTGCGGGCCATGCCCACGCCGCGAGGAGAGAACGAGCTAGAGGGCTTAGGGCCGCTCTTGCGAGCAACCTGTTTAGGGCCACCCTTGCTCATGTCTTGCTTCTGTGCACCGGCTTGAACTTCGCCTTGATACTCAGAAATTGCCATTTTTGCTGCACGTCCCATGATGGACTCCTTATCCGTAGAAGAAGGTGACGGATGTCACGTTTGTGAGGGTGAGGTAAGGATCTGCTTCAAAACGTACGCCATCATTTGGAATGAGGACATACATGTTGCCTGTAGCAGAACTTACTGGGGTGTCAAACTTAAGAAGTTCTGTTCCGCCTGAACTACCATCTTTGAAAGATACTGAACCAGCGGTAGCCGACAATAGGGCATATACCCCTTTGATACGGGCACGGGGTAGACCAATACCGGTTGCCCCGGTACTGGTCATCGTTTTCGCTTTTACGTCATATTGAAAACCCATCTCAGGCTCCTTCTTCTGGTTGCTCTAACTCAGGTGCATCCAGACGGTTGATTAACATCTTGTACGCTTGGATCGTGGCCTGAGATTGAATCAAAAAAGCGTTTGCCTTGTTCGCTTCAGTCTCTAGGTCACGTATCTCAGACTCCAAGAATTCCTTGGTGATCTGCATTATGCAAACGAAGCGTAAGCAGGGACGTAATACACAGTGCCACCAACCATGACTTTGATTGCTTTAGACACAGTAGTCACGCTCGTTGCGGCTGGTGCAATCGTAGCGGCAGGGGCTGTCTCAATGTTCATCAACAAAGGAATCTCACCTGTGTTTGTGCCGCTGTCAGACACGCGAATAAAGGAGGCCGTTGCAGGTAAAGTTGCATTAACTGTGTAGGCGGTGTCCAGTTGGATAACAGCCAAAGTGCCGCCGGGAGTAGCATCACTGCCTCCCAAAGTAGCACGAATTGCATTAGCCGCACCAGAGATAGTGGCTGATGCGCCGTCAACACTTAAAGAAATGTGTGCGCCGTTGATTGTGCCACCTGTTGCAGCAGCAGTGCCCGTCACAACAGAAAAAGCGCGTAGTGTTTCGCCTGAACCCGTAGAGGTAAAGGTCAGCTTGTTGTAGCTAAGACGTGTATCGCCAGTGGTAGCTGAAGTTGTGGCGTAAGACTGGGATACGTTGCCAGCAGTTGTTTCCACAATAGGCTTGGTAGCGGTTCCGCCCACAAAACCATTAAGGGAAGAGACTGGGCCGGAGAAGGTGGTCAATGCCATGATATTTTCCTTACATGCAAGTTAGGCGTATCTGTCTGCATGTCGTCGGCCCGGGCCGTCAGATACACCGGAAAGTCCGGGAATGCGCTCAATATACACCAAAAAAAATGTGTGTGCAACAAAATAAAAAAGGCTCCCGAAGGAGCCTTAGTAGGGGCTTCACACCCCTTTGCCGTTTCTTCCTTTAAGGTCGCTAACGGGTAACCGACCGCGGGCTATCAGGTCGAACCTGAAGAACCGTAGATGCCGCGTGGGTCAGACCAGCCGAAGCTGTAACGTTCGCGAGCCTTGTAACGCACGTTACCAGTGTCAAAGTCGCCTTCGAAGGCAGTTTTGATTGGTGAGCGTTGGAACATCTTCAAGCCGTTTGGCGCGTCGGTGATCAAGAACCAAGCGTTTGTATCGGTCAAGAAGTGGTTGACAGCGTAACCTTCGGGGATCAAGCCCATGGACTTGATCGCGTTGATATCGTTGTCAGCGGTGGAAGTGCGCAGAGTCGACTTCATCAGGCGTTCAGCGGTGAACTGAAGTTCCTTAGGAACGATCATTTTGCGGGCAGTCAGAGCGACCTTCAAGCCACGTTCGTCGGTGAACGCTGCGATGTCGATGATGCCTTGCTCCAAGGAGGTTTCGTTCAAGTCAGCCTGTGTTGCAGGCGTATTGGCGAAGTTGGGACCCAGAGCGGTGGGGTGGTTGGTCGCGCACAGAGCAACGCCGTCGCCGCCAGCATAAGCGCCGCCGGTGAAAGCATTGTTCAGGACGTTCGCGCCTTTGACCTGCTTGGTTTGAGACATGGAACGAGCCAATGCCTTGGTGTAGCGGCCAGAGAGACGGTCGTAGAGGTTATCTTCGACAGCTTCTTCGGTCAACGCAAACGCCATAGCGATGGTTTCGTGGGTGTAGCGAGCAGTGAACGATTCCAAAGCGGTATCGTACTGAACACCAGCGCCCTCAGTCTTCACTGGAGCAGTGCCAAAACCGGTCAACATTACCTCTTCTTCAAACGCAAGGTCAGAGGTTTCGATGTCGAAAATCTCTTCGTGTTCGTTTTCATAGCGGTTGTATTCCATGCCAAACAAGGCATTTAGACCCGGCTCAAGTTCCTTAACGAGTTGTGAACGTGTAATTGCCATGATTAAGCTCCGTCAGATGCAACACCGACGCTACCGTACTGGTGTTGATTAAGTTTCACAACCACTTGTGCATAAGTGCCTAATTCATTGTCAGGAGTTGTGGACAAGCCAACAATCTTCATGGTCAATGCGGCAGTTTTTGCAATTGAAGCGGAACCGAGGCTACCGTTGGAAATACCCGTGGTGGTGCTTCCTGTGGTAGAGGCTGTGGGGTCAGCATTCTTGCCAATATTGGCTTGAGTAACTGCACCATCAGCTTGGACCAAGAACAACTGGTTGGGATCATCGATTACTTCGCAATCAATGGTGCCAGATGTGATGTCCACGCTACCGGGGTAAAAGTTTTTCCAAGTCGGCTTGCCTGCGCGAGTTGGGTCGTAGTACTGGCAGCCGTTGAATACGCCTGTGGGGGCAGCATGCGTG